AAGGCGAGATTCGTAATCAGGGTGATACGGTGAATATCCGTACGACCCCGAACATCACGATCCGCGATTACGTCAAGGGGCAAAACCTTGTCGTGGAAAACCCCGACAAGCCGAAGCTCCAGTTGGTTATCGACAAGGGCGAATACTTCGCTTGCGTTGAGGATGATATTGATCGCGTTCAGTCTGATGTGAAGCTGATGGACCTGTGGTCCAAGGATGCTTCTGAACAGATGAAGATCAAGATCGACCAGCGCGTTCTGACCGACATGCTGCCGGATATTGCGTCTGGTAACAAGGGCGCCACCGCTGGTGCGGTGTCTTCCGCGTTCAACCTCGGCACGACCGCTTCTCCGCTGTCTGTGTCTAAGGATGGCGCTGGTGGCACTGCTTCCGTGCTCGATCTGATTGTGGATATGGGCACCGTGCTTGATGAAGCTAACTGCCCTGAAGCTGGTCGCTTCCTGGTAATTCCGGCCCGCATGGCCGGTCTGATCAAGAAGTCCGAGCTGAAGGATGCTTCTCTCGTTGGTGACGGTGTTTCCGTGATCCGCAATGGTCGCCTTGGTATGGTGGATCGCTTCACGCTGTATGTCAGCCACAACCTGAAGGTTGATACTGGCGGGAAGTACAACATCATCGCTGGTACGAAGATGGGTCTGACGTTTGCTTCTCAGATGACTGAGATGGAAACGATCCGCTCCGAAACGACCTTCGGTAACATCATCCGTGGCCTCCAGGTCTATGGCTATAAGGTTGTGAAGCCTGAAGCCTTGTCCCAGGCCGTTGTGACCTTCGCCTAAGGAGCACCGACATGACCGCATTTACTGACTCCTACGGCTTTAATAAGGGCTCCACAGCCTACCCGTCCACCTACACCAACCGCTTCACGGTAGTTGAGATTGATCTCGACTTTGCTAAGATTGCGGCTGCGCGTTCGGCGGCGGGTGTGGCTGCCCTGGCCTCTACCGATACCCTGGTCCTTTGCACGCTGCCAAAGGGTACGTTCGTTCTGAACGGCTCTGCGGTGCTTGTGAAGGCTGAGGGCGCTGCTGCCAACATTGACGTTGGTATCGGCGGCGGCACCACCGACTTCTGGATCGACGGTTTCGATCTGAATGGTACGGTTGGTACTGTTGGCGGTTATGCCGATACTGCGGCTTATCTTGCTACGGCTGCTACCAACGTGCTGCTGACCATGAACAGCAGCAACGTTGACACGGCCCGTGTGAAGATTCAGCTTGCTGTGATCGACATGGGCGCCGATCAGGGTAGCATCCCAAGCGCATAACCCGGTGGGGGCTTCGGCCCCCATCTCCAACAGGAGATAGATCATGGCTCTCTATACGGGTATTACGCAGTCTAACCTACGCGCTATTGAAGCGAAGGTTGATAGCCTCGTGGTTGGTACGGTTACCAGCATTGCTGTTCCGGTTTCCGCCGGATCAACTTTGACTGTGACCGCTGCTTCCCATGCCGGGAAGATTATCGCTTTGGATGCCGCTGCGGGCTCCACTGTGACGCTTCCTGCGGCAACCGGTACGGGTAACGTGTACACCTTTGTGACCAAGGCTCTTGCTACCAGCAACAGCCATGTGATCAAGGTGGCCAATGCGACCGATGTGTTGTCTGGGTCGTTGACCGTGGTTGATAACGCCGATGGCACTGCCACGACGTTTGGGACCGTGGCTGCGAGCGATACGATTACATTGAACCGCACCACGACCGGCTCGGTGAAGATTGGTGAGCGTATCAACATTGTTGATGTGGCTGCTGGTTATTTCAGCGTCACTGGCACTGTTATCGCTACCGGTTCTGAAGCTACGCCGTTCAGCGCAACCGTGTCTTAATGAATAGGGGCTTAGGCCCCTATTCTCCTTTTTACTCAGGAGCTACGTGATGCCCACAAACCTGACTGGTAGTAAGATCAAGGATACTTACAGCCAGCTCCTTCATGTTGATGGGGGTCCAGCGGCATCTGAGAAAGTGGTGTATAGCGGCACTGGGGTTGCTACTGCTTTGTCTGTAGGAACCGGTTCAGCGTCCGTTGATAACCTGAAGTTTGACGGTAATACTATCTCATCTACGAATACCAATGGTGATATCAACATAACGCCCAATGGTACGGGTGCAGTTGTTATCCCGACTGCTACGTTTACAACATTAAACGCAGCTACTTTCAGCACTACTGCTGCGGCAGCACATATTGATCTTACGGGCGCCACGTTTACCGCCGACGGCACAGATACCAATATCAGTATCACCCTGGTTCCCAAGGGGACCGGTAAGATTGTCGCTGACGGCGTTGGTATAAATGGTGGTGTGATTTCTACCACTATTACAAACCAGAACCTGACTCTCTCGCCAAACGGCACCGGCGAGATTGTCGCTACAAGCCCCTTTGGTTATGGTGGTTCGGGTACCGGCGGCACGGTTACGCAGGCAACAAGCCGCACCACAGGTGTCACGCTCAATAAACTGAGCGGTCAGATCACGCTGTTCGCATCTACGGCGCTCTCTGGGCACGCCTCCAATGAGTTCACTCTGACCAATAGCTTCATTGATGCGACCGATGTGGTTCATGTCTGCTTTGCTTCTGGTCTGACCGGTGCAAGTTATGGCGTGACGGTTACTGCTGTTTCCGCTGGGTCGTGTAAGATCACGGTCTCCAACTTCAGTAATTCGGCTACGCCCTCCGATACCCCCGTGCTTAACTTCGTTGTTATCAAAGGAGTAAACGCCTAATGGCCAAGACCCCTGCATGGCAGCGTAAGGAAGGGAAGAACCCAGAGGGCGGTCTGAACGCTAAGGGGCGAGCATCCTATAACCGCGCTAACCCTGGTAAGCCTGGGTTGAAGGCACCTCAGCCTGAAGGTGGCCCGCGCAAAAAATCATTCTGTGCAAGAATGACCGGCATGAAGAAGAAGCTGACCAGCGCCAAAACGGCCAACGATCCCAACAGCCGCATCAATAAAAGCCTGCGGGCCTGGAACTGCTGATGGCCGCGTCGATCCCCAAGAACCCCTCCCTTTGGTCTCGCGTGAAGGCTGAGGCTAAGGCCAAGTTCAAGGTGTACCCAAGCGCCTACGCTAATGCGTGGGCTGCCAAGGAGTATAAGAAGCGCGGCGGAACGTGGGGAGGCTCGGACAACCGGGTATCTAAGCGTGGCTAAGGGTGGCCTTGGCAAGTGGTTTGGTGAGAAGTGGGTTGATGTGAAAACCGGGAAGCCTTGTGGGCGATCCGGTGCCAAGGATACCCGTGGGTATCCTGCTTGTAGGCCAAAGGCCGCAGCCGCTAAGATGACTTCCTCGCAGAAGCAGACTATGGCTGCACGTAAGACAGGCCCTGCCCGGCAGTCATGGCCCGTTACCCCTTCTGGAAGGAAGAAGTAGATGGCTAAGAATTGGATTGCTGGCGCAATCAAGAAACCCGGTGCGTTGCGGGCTTCTTTGGGTGTTAAAAAGGGTGAGACGATCCCAGCTAAAACCCTGGCTGCTGCGGCTAAAAAGCCTGGCAAGATGGGGCAACGTGCGCGTCTGGCACAGACACTGAAGGGTTTTAAGAAATGACTATCCGATACCTTAAAAGCCGTAAGGACGGGTGGATTTTTGAGTGGGACCCCATCCTGGCTCAGAACCCGATTCTGTATGAGGTGACTGAGGAGGAGGCTTATCCCGAGCGGTTCATCCCGGTTGCGGCGATTGAAGCTGTGGCCGCTAAACGCACTCGCAAGAAAGCCGAACCTGTGAACTTATTTACGGCTGACATCTCAGAAGAACCGGGTTATACTAATGAAGCTCTCAATGCTGAGGCTTCTAGGGGTCTGCCAACGTGACACCTTCGGACGTAATCGTGGAGGCGCGCAAGCTCCTTCAGGATACACAATCACCGTATCGCTATAGCGACGCAGACCTTGTTGGGTATGTGAACCAGACGCTAAAGCGGATGGCGGTGTTTCGTCCGACTTTGTTTACGAATATTACAAGTGTTCCGCTCACTGGTAATACGGTCATTCAGGACCTACCATCGGATGCTCACCGGCTTGTTCAGATTTTCTATATAGATAACTACAACTCGGTGAATGAGGTTGAGCGAGAGGTCCTTGAGCGAGCTTATCCGCAATGGGTGTCTGACCCGGCGGGAATACCGTTCAATTTTATTCGCCACCCGAGGAACGCTACCAAGTTCTTCCTTTACCCTCGGCCTATTGCTAGTCTGACGGCCACCGTGGAGTACGTGGTTGAACCTACAACATATTCTCTTAACGATACCATCCTGTATCTGAAGGACACTTACCTCGGTGTGGTCGTTGATGGCGTTGTGTTCCTTGCTTCCTCGATTGATGATGAGCATGTGAACTCCAACCGCGCCAAGTTGTTTTTGGATTCCTTTACGCAGGCTTTGGGGGTTGACCTCCAGCAACAAGCTATCCTTGATAATGAACGCCCGCCTGCCGGGGGTAATCGCTGATGGCCACTCGCCCTTTCTCCACGCTGTCTGCTAAGGTCAGCGCAAGCGTCCCAGGATGCCCCTACCCTTTGGTGGTGCAGTATATTCGTGATGCGGCTATTCGCGTATGTGAGCGTGCCCTGGTGTGGCGCTACGAACAGCCCGCGTTTAGCTTGACCCCGGGTGTTTATCAGTATTCCTTCAACAAGCCGGATGATACGCAGGTGCAGGCAGTCCTATCTGCCACCCTGAACGACACCCCGCTTGAGATTCTGACCCTAGATAACGCCACCAAGCTCTACCCCAAATGGCCGATTCTCTCGACCACCAGCACAACTATTGCTGAGAATGGGACTGAACCTCGGTCGCTTGCCCAGGTGGATACCTATCGGTATGTAGTATTACCTGCGCCTGATGCGGCTGTAACCTACAGCCTCCGCATGATCTATGCCCTCAAACCATCTCGCAGTGCGCTTGAGATGGATGAGTCTGTGTTTAATGAATATGAGTTGCCAATTCTTCATTCGGCCCTTCAGAACCTTCTGGTGATGCCAAAGACTGAGTGGGCTGACCGCGAGTTGGCTACTTACCACGCCAAGCAGTTCGTCTTCACTATGGGTGAGGCTCGGGCTCAGGCCAATCTAGGTGTGTTCCGGGGTACCATGTCTGTGCGGTTCCCACCGTTTGCGTAGGAGTGACCCATGGACCCCCGCATAACCGATACCCGCATCCGTTTGGTTAAGAATGATACCGGGCCTCAGATTCAGGTTACCCTGACTGACGATGCTACGGGTGCAGCTATCAACCTGAGCGGTGCTACAGCCACATTGCACCTAAAATCCTTGGCTACGGGTACCGTGGTGCTTAGCCGGGCTATGATTATCCCTGAAACAACCGCAACTCAAGGTATTGCTCTTGTAGTTTGGGGGTCTTCAGACCTTAACCAGACTCCGGGTGATTACGATGGTGAGATCGAAGTGGTCTTTTCCTCCGGTATGCGGCAAACCGTGTATGATGTCCTGAAGTTCAGGATACGAGATCAGTTTGCGTGAGGATAGACCCTACCCTTGTCCGTATTCGGGCTAGAGTAAAGGCCGCAGTTGCTAATCCTGCGGTCAAAGCAAGCACCATAAGTGCAACCATTTTGGCTCCTTACATACGTATAAGGACCGTATTAGGGCATTTTTTCAAGACTCTTTTCCCTTCTGATTCAGTTTCTATAAATGACGGGCAGAACTATTTTGCTGAAGATTATGTAGAGCTTGGATATGTTGCCATTCCGTTCTATATCAGCTTTATCAAGGTGCTTTCTGACACTACAACTGTACTTGAAGCCTTTGCTTTACGCTGGTCTCGAGGACTCACCGAGTCCGTTACCCTAGCTGATACTTCGGCAGTTGTATTAAGGAAAACACCTTCTGAGGTTCTTGCCCTAGCAGATACGGCCACCAGGGATTACACTAAAACCGTTAGCGAGCTGGCAACTTTAGCTGATAGTGCAGCAAAGTCGTTCACTAAGGGCCTGTCCGAAGCATCTATTCTGGCGGATGTTGTTGCTTTGTCAGCTAGGCTTGCTATTATAGAACAACCGGTAGCTTCGGATAGCGGTATCCTGCAAATGCAGGATTACTGTGCGTTTGACTACTTTGCTGAGGATTACGTGGGTGAATCCCGTACCTTCACTTGAGGAGCGATATGATGGGAACGGTTGAGAAGTTAGGCTTGACGGGACGCCTCACTATCGTCCTCAAGGGTGCTGATGGCAAAGTCAAGGAAACCCGTGAGGTTAAGAACCTAGTGGTAAACACCGGCCTTGGGCATATTACTGCCCGTATGGTCGGCACATCGCAGGGCGTTATGAGTCACATGGGTCTCGGCGCAGGGACCACGGCTGCCGCTGCGGGGGATACTGCTTTAGGTAGCGCACTTGGCTCCCGTAAGGTTTTTGATAGCGCCACGCGGAGCGGGTCAAATAACGAGAGTATCGTTTATATCACCACATTTAATCCGGGTGAAGCTACGGGGGCTGTGACTGAAGCGGGCATATTTAATGCCCTTACTTCCGGCGTTATGCTCTGCCGCACTGTTTTTTCCGTGGTTAATAAGGGTGCTTCCGACACCCTTCAGATCACTTGGACCGTGACCCTCTCGGCATAACGAGGTTCCAATGACCACTATTGTTACCCGCGCAGGTAAAGGGTCTCCCCTCACTAACACTGAGGTAGATACCAACTTTACGAATCTGAACAGCGATAAACTTGAGACCTCAGGGGGTACTCTCTCGGGGCCGACAGTTGTTTCTGTCAACTCCGCATCTGACGCCCTCCGCATCACCCAAACAGGCGCAGGCAATGCGCTGGTGGTTGAGGATAGTGCTAATCCTGATGCTACGCCGTTTGTGGTGGATGCTAGTGGCAAGGTAATCAACGGTTATACGGCAACTTTTGCTGGGCTTCCTGCGACCAGTGCCGAATATACTCAGCTTGGTTCTATCGGTTTTATGCAGAACGGACGCTATAACGCAGCGTCTAGTGGTCCAGCTTACAACACAATGAAGTCGCGTTCGACCACGATTGGATCGTGGTCAATTGTGTCATCAGGCGATGAGGTTGGTGCTTATCGCTTCTGGGGTGATGGCGGCTCTGCTTTTATTGAAGCTGCTCGCATCACTGCCGCCGTTGACGGCACCCCCGGCACCAACGATATGCCTGGGCGTTTGATATTTAGCACCACGGCTGATGGCGCTTCCAGCCCGACTGAGCGGATGCGGATTAGTAATGAAGGAAGTGTTGGCGTTGGCGCTGTATCTCAAGCACAAAACACTCTGCGTGTAACTCGTAATATTACGGGTAGCACTTTTTCCGCAGGTATTGTGTCTGATGGCCAAGTGCAATCTGGCGTCACCTCCAGAGCAGATTATTTCCTCTCCGCTGCTGCTTGTGCTGCTGGAACGTACGGAGCCATTAATGGCTTTCAGGCACAACAAAGCACTTTTACAGGCACTGTAGCCATTCAAAATGGTTATCGTGCTGATGCTTCGCTGATAGGCGCCACCACTAACACTGGGTTTATAGCAGAAAACACCGCTGCCATTACGGCTGGCAAGACAGCTTACGGGTTTTATTCCGCAGTAAATACAGCAACAGGTGGCGGCACAACTTGGGGCTTCTACGCTGGCGGTACTGCCGCCAATTACTTTGCTGGTCAGGTCCAGCTTGGCGCTGGCACTGCTGCTGCTCCGGCACTCAGCACAACGGGCGACACCAACACTGGTATTTTCTTCCCTGCCGCTGACACGATTGCCTTTACAGAGGGCGGTGTTGAGTCGATGCGCATTGACAGCAGCGGCAACGTGGGGATTGGGACGAGTTCTCCGGGTTCAACGCTTGATGTTAATGGCGCAATCACGGGTCGCGCAGTAGGTGGTGAAGGGGGAGAGTTACGCCTTAATAATCCAACGAACGCAAGCGTTGGGATGTATGTTGATGTTTCTTCTGCCGATAGTGGGCGTGTTTTTAGCGTTTCAAATAACTTCGTTCTTTCTTTGGGGCAGTTGGGCGGAACTGGTGGGGCTGTATTGCTTTACACTGCCGCTACTGAACGCTTCCGCGTTGGTCCATTAGGCCAGCTTGGTATTAACGGCGCAAACTACGGCACCTCGGGTCAGGTATTGACCTCCAATGGTTCTGCCGCTGCGCCTTCGTGGCAGGCTGCGGGTGGTGGTGGCACAGGCGCTCTCAAGAACGTGCAGGTATTTACCTCATCCGGCACCTACACGCGCACCAGCGGCGTTACCACGGCGGTTGTGGTGGCTGTTGGTGGCGGTGGTGGTGGTAAGGGGGCTACGGGAAAAACTGCGGGCGGTAACGGCGGCAATGGCGGCACCACCTCATTTGGTTCCCATGTAACTGCACTTGGCGGTACTGGCTCTACCGGGACAACGGGCGGTGCTGGAGGTACTGGCGGAACAGGGGCAACTATTGCAATTAAAGGCCAGGGTGGCGGCGGGAGCTTTACTTTCGCAGTCGGCGCAAATATTGGCTCACTTGGCGGTAGCGCGGGCGGTGAAGGCGGCGGCGCTGGCGTAAGAAACAACTCTGCTGGTAACGCGGGTGTTCGTGGCGGTGGTGGTTCAGGCGGCGCGGATACTGATGGAAGTGTTTGTAATGAAGGCGCTTACGCTGGCGGTGGCGGCGGCCAAGGTGAAACTTGCATCAAATACACGACTACTGTTGGCTCTACTGAAACAGTGACTATTGGTGCTGGTGGTACGGCTGGTACTGGAACCCGTGCTGGTGGTGCTGGTGGCGCTGGCTACATCATCGTGTATGAGTACAGCTAATGCTGCTCTCAATGCTTGCACCTTCTGGCGCTCCATCACCAGAGGAATTGATCAAGTTTCTTGCGGAGAAAAAAGTCATGAATTACGCGATGGTGCAGAACGGCGTGATTGTGAATATCATTGATTGGGATGGCGTCACGCCATACACGCCGCCTGAAGGCTGCGAATTGCATCAGTGGGATGGGCCGATGGACATTGGCTGGGCTTGGGTTGACGGTGCGCCTGTTGATCCCAATCCCCCTCTGCCTCCTGAGCCTGAAGTGCCTGCCGAACCATCAGAAGGCCCCACGGTAATCTGATGTTGCAAGCCAAGCCATTCACCTTTGGGCAATTGACCGGAACCGCATACGACTTTCCGGTGAGTGGCGATGTGCTGCCCATGCACCAGCATAGCGAGGGCGATGTGCATATTACTGTGGTTGCAAGAGGCAGCTTCAAGGCCCATGGTAATGGCTGGGAGCGGGTTTTGACGGCGGGCGATATTGCCGATTGGAAGCCGCATGACCCGCATGAATTTGTTGCGCTTGAGGATAACTCGCGCATCGTTAACATTGTAAAGGGGAAATAAAGTGAAGATTGAACTAAGCATCAACGAAATCAATGCAATCCTGCAGGCTCTTGGGAATTTGCCATACGCCAGTGTGTTTGAGCTTGTATTGAAAATCCGCGAACAGGTGCAGCCGCAATTGGCCGCGAAGCAAGAGGATGCAGAAAATGGCTAACGCCTACACCTGGGTCATTGAGGCAATGGATTGCGTGCCTCAAGAAGACGGCCAGACCGATGTGGTGATCACCGTGCATTGGCGCCAGAACGCCACCGATGGCACATACAACGCCACTGTGTACGGCACTGTGGGTTTGACCTACACGCCGGGCTCCCCGTTCACGCCGTATGCTGACTTGACGCAGGATCAAGTCATTGGCTGGGTGCAGGGTGCCCTCGGTTTTGATCAGTGCGCGCAACTGGCTGCGAATCTGGATGAACAAATCACCAATCAGGTGAACCCGCCTGTCGTGACGCCGCCGCTGCCTTGGGGGTAAGTAATGGTCCAGATTAGCGAAACTGAAGCTCGCTTAAACTCACATGAGGCTGTGTGTCAGTTGCGCTATGAGGCCATCAATGCGCGGCTAAAGCGGCTTGAGACAATCCTTATGGTTGCGGCAGGTGCTATTATCACCGGCCTAGCCGGTATCGCCTTTAAGTTGCATTAGCCATGGAGCTACCTAAACTTACCCCTGTCGTTCAATTCCTCACGGCCAGCTTTGCGCTGGCTGTTGGCGGTTATACGGCTGGTGAGAAGTTTGGGTGGTTCAAGAATGAAATTATTGCTTGGTCTCCTGAGCATTTCAGAATTGTCGATGCCAAGATCGGGCAGCCAGTGACCGTGACGGTAGCCAGGGTCAAGAAGCGTGATGACTGCTCCGTTGAGGGTTTCGAGGTGACGGTGCGCGACGGCACTGGTGTTATCCACCCTGCTACCCCAAGTATGACCCGGTTTACCGGTCCCGCAGGCCCTGAGATCGACACTTTTACCTACTTGCTGGATATCTCAGACAAGGAAACCATCGCTCCTGGTCGTGCAACCTTGTTAGCTACCATTAAGTATAAATGTCCTGAAGGTGAACGAACTGTAACCTACCCACGGCACCCAAATCTTAGCTTCATGCTGGAGAGATAGGATGGATCAGCTTCTGAACCTTGTCCGTACTGTTGCGCCATCCATTGCGAGTGCTGTTGGCGGCCCTTTGGCGGGTATGGCTACTCGTGCCATTTCGGATGCTCTGCTTGGTAAACCAGATGGTACTGAACAGGAACTTGCTGAAGCTGCGGCCAAGGCTACCCCAGAACAACTGCTCGCGCTGAAGCAGGCCGAGCAAGACTTCGCCATCAAGATGCGGGAATTGGATATTGACCTAGAGCGCATTGCTAATGCTGATCGGGACAGCGCGCGTAAGCGTGAGGTTGACACAAAAGATTGGACACCGCGTATCTTGGCTGGCTTAATCACAGCCGGGTATTTTGGGGTGCTGTTCTACATGCTCAAAAACGGTCTTCCTACGCACGGTGGGTCTGAGGCTATGCTGGTCATGCTTGGCACTCTGGGGACCGCCTGGGGCGGCGTGGTTGCCTATTACTTCGGTTCATCCGCCGGGTCCAAAGAGAAGACCGAAGCGATGAATAGGATGGCACGTAAATGAGAGATAACTTCCCCCAGGCCCTACAGATGGTGTTGCATCACGAGGGAGGTTGGTCAGACCACAGGGATGATCCCGGCGGCGCGACTATGAAGGGCGTGACCCTGGCTGTTTATAGGGAGTATCTGGGTCGGGATGTGAGTAAGGAAGAACTGCGGAATATTCCCCAGGAACACCTGCTGAATCTGTATAAGACGCGCTATTGGGATAAGGCTAGGTGCGATGACCTCGCTGCCGGGGTCGATCTGGTAGTGTTTGATATGGCGGTAAACGGGGGTCCAGGCCGGGCGGCGAAACTGCTTCAGATAGCTGTGGGGGCCACACCAGATGGTGCTATTGGGCCAAAAACGCTTGCACTGACAAACGCAGAGGACCCGGCTGAGCTAGTGAAAAAGTTTTCGGACGAGCGCAGGGCTTTCTACAAAGCTCTCCCGATCTATGCTACATTCGGCAAGGGATGGCTTCGCCGTGTCGAAGAAGTCGAATCTGAAGCCCTTAAGCTTGTAGGAGATAAGTCATGATGAAGGGTAAGCCTATGGCCGGTAAGGCCAAAATGGGTATGGCCAGCTACAAGAAGGGTGGTATGGTGGGTGGCTTTAAGCCTTGCCCCGGCTGCCCGACTCCGGGCAAATGCCGTGCTGCTGGTAAGTGCTTGGCGAAAGCAAAGAAGTAATCCCAGTGTCAGCGATTAAGATCACCAAGTTTCTAGGTACAGCCCCGAAAAATGCTTCGGAGTTACTGCCGGATACGGCTGCTCAAATTGCGCGCAACTGTAAACTATACTCTGGTGATCTTATTCCCTATCCGCAGCCTACTATTGTGGCTGATACTCAGCGTACGGGTACTGTCCGTACGCTATATGCCCTTCGTGACCCGGACACTGATGCCCTTGTCTGGCTTAGCTGGAACGATGTGGTTGATATCGTAACGCCCGCTACGGATACCCTTGGTGAACAACGGTTCTACTATACGGGTGACGGTATCCCAAAGGTCAGTACATACGAGTTGGCTACCCAGGGGGCTGCGCCGTATCCGACCAATTATTATGAGTTGGGACTGCCACTCCCTACGGTTAAGCCAACTGCGTCGGCTACCGCGTTCTCAACGGTATCTACATCCTCATTTGCTCGCTCGGCAGGCAACAACGTCACGCTGGTTACCAGCACGCCACATAATCTGAAGTCTGGGGTTGCTGTTACCATCTCCGGGTTTTCTTTCCGTACAGGTACTTACAGTCGCAGCGGGACTACGATTACTGTTACAATTACAGCACACGGTCTAAGCAGCGGTGCAGAGGTTCAACTCGGTTTCACTTCTGGTACTGCCACATCAAATGTTTACACGATTACAGTGACGGGTGTTGATACCTTTACCTGTGCGGATACCGCCTCAGGCTCTACCTCAGGCGATGTGCGCTGGGATATCGGTGACCTTAACACCACCGCTGAAGTGACGGTTATCAACTCAACTACGATCCGGTATTTCTCGTCCGGCCCTATCGTCACGACTACAGCCAACACAGATGGTCGCATTGATCTTGGTAGTCAGATTCAGGCCCGGTCTTATCTATATACTTGGTACACAGGTTGGGAGGAGGAGTCGATTGGCTCTGAGCCTTCTGATGCGTTGTTTATCAAGGAAGGTCAGATTGTTACGGTTGCCACCCTCCCGACTGTGCCGCCGTCTGGCAGTAATTTTGTCCGAGGGATACGCCTCTATCGCACTCTTGCAGGCACCACGGATGCGGATTACTTCCGGCTAAAGACACTCTGGTTCCCGAACTCTGTCAGTAATGTGGAGCGTACTTCCAACGTCTCGACAGTAAAGTTCACGTATCCGCATCAGTTGTTTGAGGATGACCGGTTTAAGATCAGTGGATGTAGCGTAGCTTCTTTCAACATTACCGGCGGCATAGTCACCGAAGTTGTTGACCAGTACACGATTAAATACGCTCAGACTGCCGGTAACGTAGCTTCTACTGCGGCCACTGGTGATCTGTATTACGATGTGTCTGAAGACCCTCCGACTTCTACGGCACGGTACTGGGGCGACGGCGGTGACTTCACGTTTACTGATGACTTCAACTTCAGGTCTCTAACCGAGATTCTGGATTCCAACACGTATGATGCGCCGCCGGGTGACCTGGAAGGTTTGACCCTTATTCAGAACAGCATCCTAGCTGGATTTGTTGGTAACACTCTCTATCTATCTGAACCCGGTGTGTTCCATGCGTGGCCTGATTCTTATATCAGGACGTTTGATAGCAACATTGTTGGGCTGGCTCAGATCGGCGGTAACCTACTGGTGCTGACGGAGAACTACCCCTATGTTCTCTCAGGCTCGAATCCGGCTGTTATGTCTCAAGCGCGCTTGTCGGCTAGGTACCCCTGCTTGAATCGGCGCAGCATTGTTGAGACTAGCTTTGGTGTTGTCTATGCCACGCATGATGGCCTTGTGCTTTACTCACCTGCAACTTCTGCCCAGTTGTTCACCCGGTATGTTCACAGTAGCGATACCTGGAACGCGGCGCTTGACCCAAGCACACTGGTGGGGACAGCCTATAAAGACACCTACATTGCGTCTCATTCTACGGCTTCTATTGTATATGAGCCTGGGGAGGCGCGGGGTTCTGCACCGACCTTCGTGGATAATGACTTTGCCTTCAGCGCCACATGGTATGATCCAATTACCAACAACCTATACGTAGCCGCTGGTGTTGATGGTGACGTTTATAGGTGGGATGATCTGACGCAACCAAACTCCACGATGTATTGGAAGTCAAAGACTTTTGTCACTAAAGACTTCACGAATGTGGGTGCGGCACGGATTACTGCTGACTATACCGGGGTACCGGGGTCTTCTTATTGGGAAGATGTCGAGACAAACTGGGAGGCCACTGAGGAGTTGTGGAATGCTACTGACCCCGTTACCTTTAAGCTGTATGTTGACAAGAACCTGATCTTTACCACGACGCAATCTAGTGATGGTATATTCCGCCTTCCGGCTGGGTATAAATCTGACACGTTTGAGGTAGAGCTTCAGAGCTTGATCCGTGTCCGTGCAGTGTATCTTGCTGATACCCCGATTGGTTTGAGGACAGTGTAATGCCACGCTTTACAGGTATCCCAGATATTCCTCAGGGTAACATTGATGAGTGGCAGTACCGTGTTCTCGACACGATGAAGCAGAATGTTGAGCTTCTGGCCGGGATTCGTAATGAAGAAGATGGGGCTAGTGCTGCTATCCTGCGGTCATCCATCACAACCAAGGCTCCCCCTGCTGCAAACTTTCAGGGGTCATCCGCTCAGGGCAGCGGGTTCACGATCTCTAATGTTCAGGTTGCTTCCCTGAACGACCATATTGCTTTAATCCGTGACTTCCAACTGCTCGCTCAGGATGTGGCTAACTTGCGGGCTGTTGTTACCACTCTCGTCAACCAACTCAGGGGGTCATAATGGCCTACACATCCTCCGCATCTGACCTACCCCCGGCTCTGGCGAGCCTCCTTAATGTGGGGTCGTCTGCGACAACTATGCCAATGAACGGCGGTATCAGCACGGCTGGTATGGCTCCTGCGATGGCCCCTATGGTGCCTGCGTTTCAGATGGGCGGGATGGTTGGCCCCGGTGGTATGCCGGTACGCCCTGGGATGGGTTCTGCTCCGATGATGGGTGGAGCCCCAGGGCTGGCTCCTCCGGGTGCGATCTCACAATCGCTGTCGCCCGAGCAGATTCCTATGGAAGTTCAGCGGTTTGTGCAGCAGAACCCACAGCAGGTTCAACAGATGGTGGCTGCCCTTCAGCAGCTTATCCAGTCCGGCGGTGTGACCGTAGAAGAACTGAACATGATGGTTCAGATGGCTCAGGCTGCGGCTCAGAACCCGGCTCTATACCCTCAGCTTCGGCAAATCGCTATCCAGCGTGGACTGGCTGGCCCTGAGGAGATCAGCGAACAATTTGATTCTGGCTTGATCTTCACCCTCCTTCTCATGGGGGCCGCGTTACAGTCCGGTGGTATGATGCCGGGTCAGATGCCGTCGCTGAAAAAGGGCGGTATGCTGTCAAAGAAAGAGTCCGATGACGAGGCTGTAATTGCTCAGCTTCACGAGGGCGAATACGTAATCCCGGCCCATATCGTCCGTGCCAAAGGCACTGAGTTCTTTGATAAAATGCTGTCAAGTTACAAGCAAGAGAGCGATGAGTCTGACGACTGAGATGGATTGTGAGTTAGAACTACTGTCCCCGGAGCGGATCGAGGTACTATGGCCGGAGATCAAGCCGCTCATAGACACAGTACCCATTCCGGGGGGTAGCGACTCTCCATTCGCGGTTGATGCCGACTACATCTGGCATACGGCTACTCACGGGGTATCACACATCTTCGGGTTCTTTGCCGAGGGTAAGTTAGCCATGGTACTGGTATCTCAGTTTGGGCTTGTAGAAGGCACCAAAACTGCTAGTATCTTGACACTAGCGGGCAAGGACCTGACCAAGTTCAAGATACTGTTCTGGCCAACAATCTTGGAGTGGTTCAGGGCCAACGGAGCTAAGAGTGTTGATACTTACGCGGAACCTAGACTAGCCAAGATATACCTTCGGAAGTTTGGGTTTACTAACTCTTGTTCTTACGTTCGCATGACGCTGTAGGAGGCGAGTATGGGTAGAGCAATATCAAACGTGGGTAGGGGGATTTCCCGAGCTGTTGGTGGGAACCGAAACCTTGCTGCTGCTATCGGTATCGTAGCGGCTATTGCCATCCCTATTGCTGCTCCCGCTATCGCTACCGCTATGATTGGTAGTGCCGCTGTCACTGGCGCAGCAACTTTTGCTGCCACATCTGCCGCCGTAGGCGCAGGTTTAGGCGCTGCCGCAGGTCTGGCCGCTGGCTCGCTTACAGGCACCCAAGGTACTAGCGCGTTGCTTGGTGGCCTTGGCGGCGGTGTTGGCGGTTTTATTGGCGGTAACGGTATTGATGTTGCTAGGGGTGCCTTGTTTGGCCCTTCTAGTACTTCTGCTGCCAATGTCACTGCCGCCGGATACCAAGGGGCTGAGGCATTTGGTCCCGCCGCAGGCTATCAAGGGGCTACTGGCCCTGCTTTTGGAACTGCTGAAGCCATTACCCCGGGTGTTGTCATTAGCCCAGGCGGAATGGAAGGTGTAACTGCTGGGGGTGTGGGTGCTCCTATTCCAGCGGAAGGGATTGGGGGAGCTGTCTCGGCTCCGGCTCCGCCTGCTGGTGCATCTCCTGCTTACACAGCACCTGGACCAACCGGCGCAGTTAGTGCACCAGTGGGCGGAGCCGGAGGCACAGGCGTAGGTGGGGCGGCAGCCCCGACCGGTACTCGTGTTGAACGCTTCTTCGGTGGGCTTACCGGCGGTGGTACAAAGATGGACCTCACCACGGCTGAGGGACTTGGCCGCGCAGCTTCTGGTATCGTTAGCCCCGCCGGTCTGGCCAGCGTTGGTCAGTTGGCGATGACGATGTATAACAAGCCGCCCGAGGGTCTGACTGCCCAGGAGCGTGCTTTCGTGGATGAGACCGCTTCTCTGGCCGGGACCAACCGGGAACTATTTGACTCTCGTGTTCGTGAGGCACGGCGGCTCTTGCAGCAAGGCACCCCAAATCCTGAGCAGGCGTTTGGTCAGGCCAACTTGGCGTTGCAGCGCCGCATCCGTGAAGCCGGGTTGCGTAGCCCCGAGGATGTGCGCCGGGCCTTGATTGAAGGTACCCGCATTGGTGCGGCTTCTATCCCTGCTGAGTATGCACGTGCCGCAGGCGCCACTCAGGCTGGCCTATCGGCTATGCCGACCACTGCCCCGGCAGGTGCCGCATCCATGGCACTCCCCGCGTACCGCGATGCTGAGCGGCGGCAGCGTGAGTATGAAGCCGGTTTAGCTAGAGGGATCGGCGGTCTTGCTGGTGCTTTGGGCGGTAATCGCAAAGGGTTGTTTGCCTAACCATAGGTATCGGAGGGTTTTATGTCCGGCTCGCTTTATCAATACACTCCGTACCCGGTTGCTGGGCAGCCGCAGGAAGCTGGCGCTGCTTTCCGTAGCGGTTTTGTAGGTTCTCAGGAGATTGAGCGCAACGCTCAAGCCCTCCAAGAAGCCGAACAGTTGATGAAATTGCGTCAGCTTCAAAGCGAACGCAGTGCGGCTGCTGAAGCCCGTACTGCTCAGTTGTTTCCGGTACAACTATCTGCTGCGGAACAAGCTCTGAAGCGTAACGCTCAGCTGACCCCACTTGAGATTGAACGTGCTCAACTTGGGCTACGGCAGCTCAGAGAAGATATTGGCGCGCGTAATGCCGCTGCCGCTGGTGTAGCAGATTATCTTAGGACCGGCGGCTCTCAGCCGCCTGCACCCGCGCCGCTTGCTGTGCCGCCCGGTGCGACCCCATGGTTATATACGCCTTCCGCGCCTGCGCCTGCTGCGCCTGCGCCTGCTGCGCCTGCGCCTGCTGCGGCTACGCCGGGTCCACAGTCAAGCATTTTGAATCGGTATCCAGGCTCCTACCAACTAGCCAGTGCTGGCTATAACGATTTCACCGGCCTACCTACGGGTATGCCTCAGCCAGATTTCACGGTGTACCCTGACACTGGGTACCCCACCACGGAAGCTGGTCCTAGTCCTACGGCTCCGGGTGCCTTACCGGCTGCGTTGCTACCTCCGAATGAACGGTATGGTGTAGCACCGCCTCCGGCGGTTCCAGCGGTCCCCCCTGCTCCGGCTTATATGACCGACCCTTATGCTGGGATTCCGGTTGGCACTGTTCCGAGGCCGGAGCCGCGTCCTGTTTCCGAATCACCGGCACTCATCAGGGCATACCTTGAACGTGCTCAAATGCTTCGGGAGACGGAAGCTCAACGTAATGCTGTGCCTGTTGCACCGCCGCAGCCTGGACAATTACCACAATCGCGGCTTGATTTTACCCCTTCTGGCGGTGTTTACCCCGATCTTACGCCAGGAGAAATCCCTCGTACCCAAACTACAAGCGCCCCCGCTGGTGTAACACCTCCAGGTGAGCGTACTCCTGCACAGGTTACGGAAGATGTTAATAGGCGTATCACCGAGCTAACACGTGAAGCTCCAACTCCGTTGTCAGTGCTAAGTCCAGTTCAAATTGGTAACGAGGAACGGGCTTTGGATGCCCAAGCTGCGTCCTTGGAGCGGCAACGACGTTTGGCTATCGCGCTTGCTAGGTCTAACCCTACTGCGGCTTTGAGCATGGCAGCTCAAATTGAAGCTCAGACACAGGCCATCGCGTTAAATAGAGCCAACCTCAATGGTAGGCGTGCAATCGCTGATTTTGCAGCCGGTAACCCGGACGCCTTGGCGCGTGATTTCTACACCGCCTCAGGCGGTGTGCTGCGTTTAGAGCAACGCCCCGATGGAAACTATAATATCTGGGGTCGTGAAGGCGAAACCAACCCGCGTGCAAGTAATATCAAACCTGAGGAGTTAATCTCCCAGGGCAGGATGATGTACGACAATAATTACCGTACTCAGATAGATGAGATTAGAAAGCGTCAAGCTGAACGGAGTGGTGAGGTATTCAAAGCCTTTGTTACCGGGCTTGAAGAATCTCTTAGGAACCAATCTATCGCAACGCGGGATATCGCAGTTAAGCGCGCTGAAGCTGCGGCGAAGGCTGCTTATCCAAATATGGATGTTAGGGTTGATGCAACGACCGGCACTATTGCCATTGTTGATCGGAACAACACTGTTCCACCTAGAGCACTTCGCCCTGTTCAAGCTCGGGATATGAATGGTAGGGTAATCCCTGATAGGTTTATCTATCAAGAAGTTGAACTAGAACAGCCACGCTAGTAGGGGGTTAGGTCTGCATGAGCGGTCTGTATTATCCACAGGGTAGCCTTGAAACCTCTTTGGGTTTTGACCGCAGCCCCGAGAGCGTGACTCAGGGAGCCGGGTTGCAGAACCTTGGTCCCTCTGCTGCGGATATTTATGGGCTGCAACAACAGGTTCAGAGTGGTATTGCTAGTCTAGCGCCGCCTCCAGCGCCGCCTCCACCGACAGCATCTACAGGTGGCTCCGGCGTTTTTTACAGCCCATCTACCGGACAGATGTTCGCTGGTGGAACAGCCTTTGATACTCGTGATGTTCAGTCAGCCCTACTTGCAGCTAGTCAACCTAGGCTTGGAGCCGCTGCGACCCCACCAAGTAATGTCCCCGATTGGCAACCACTTAGCCGGACGGCCTTTCAGGAGTACATTTCAAGCCTATCACGCCCCCGTGGTACGGGTGAGTTGCTTGTATCCGGCACTCGCGGTGTGGCCGGAGGTGTAGTTAGCGGTTTCGGTGCTCTTGCTGAGATGGCCGGTGCTACTGAAGTTGGCCCCGCGATCATGCGCGCTGGTGAGACTATCTCCGGTCAGGATGAGTTTGAGCGGCAGCGGTCTGCATTGATTCAGCGCAACAACTCTACATTCTCGAACATCCTCGATGCTGCCATTCAGGGGGTGCCGTCATTGGTGGCCTCGGGCATCGCTGGTCTTGGCGGTGCGGCTATTGGTGGTGCTGTTGGTGGCCCCGCTGGTGCTGCGGCTGGTGGTGTTGCCGCTGCGACCCTTGCACGTGCGCGCACGATTGGGGCTATTGGCGGTGCGTTTGCTGTGAGTTTCCCACAGCAAGTTAGTACTATGTACGAAGCGGCGCAGAACGCCCGCACACCAGAGGGGCAACCCGCGTATAACACCAACGATACAAGCACACAGCTAACCATCCTAGGTGCGGCCTTTGGTACCTCCTTACTTGATGCGATTGCTCCGGGTCGTGCCGTTGGTGGTGTATCCTCAGCTTTAGCCAGAGCGGCTGAAGAAGCTGGTCAGCAGGCTGTTCGTGGTATGGCCCGTGCTCGTGCCGTGGGTGGTGCGGCTGCGCGTAGCAGCCTTGAAGAAGCCGCCACGGAAGCTACTCAGACACTGGTTGAGCGCGCTGTGTTTGACCCAGAGTTCCGCCGCCAGCTTAACGCAAACGATTGGAAAGCCTTAGCTCCGTATATCGTTGAGAAGTACGGCGAGGATATACTGATTTCCGCAGGCGCAGGTGCGCTTCTTGGCGGTGGCTTCGGCGGTGCTGGTCGGTTCATTGAAACTCGCCCGCGTGATATTCTCACCGATGCTGGTGCTCCGCCTGCTGCGCCGCCGGGTGCTGCATTACCTGCCCCTGTTGGGACTCAGGGTGAACTATTTGTGGGTCAGGATTTGGGTGTGCCTCCATACCCTGTTTCGACCCCGACTGTGGGTGGTGGTATTCTCTACCCGCAAGCTCCTACTGGGCAGGGTGAGTTGTTCCCTGGCGCACCACCCTCCAGGGCGCCGTTAGCCCCGGGTGTACAGGGTGACCTATTTACTCCCAGTGCGCCTGCCGTACCGCCGGGTCCGGTTGCCACACAACTCACGCTTCCATTTGCGGGAGCGCAGGGAGAATTGTTTCCGGGGGCGCCTGTCGCCCCGGCCCCGCCTCAAGTGGCGGTACCTCCCGAAGCACCGATCCCCGAAGTGTCCGGGGTGCCTGCGGGTCAACGTGATCTATTTGAACGTGGTGCTAGGTTACAACCCACCATGCCTGCTCCGCAGGTATTTCCGACACGCCCCACCCTGGCGCCTGAGACATTTGTTACCCCTGGTATGGAGCGGCTACGCCGCCCTGTACCGGAGACTGCTGCGCCTGTTACGCTTGGTCAGACTGAGGTTGGTAATCGTTTGTTGGCACTTCGTCGCCAGATGGAACTCCAACAAGCCCAGGCTCAGGCTGCTACACAACCACGGGCTATGACCGCTGCTGAGCGGGATTACGAAGCTGCCCTGGCTCAAGCTGCCATGCAACAACCGCTCACATTGGATGCCGCGGCTGTTGTCACGGGACGCAACCGGGTGACTGATAATACACGCCAAGCCGTGATTAACCGGTTCAACGGGCTGACCAAAGCGCAGCAGGATGCGATCCTGACCGAATATAACAACGACCCCGCCGCGTTTATTGAAAGCGTTCGGTCAGCAAGCCCTAGGCTCAACCGGTTGCGCGCTGAGATCGAGCGTGTAGCCGCGTCAGTAAAAGGAGAACCAACCAATGCCACTCAAGTCAGGCAAGTCGAACAAGGTGGTGTCAGCCAACGTACAGGAGCTAGTGGACCGGTACCAAGCAAAGGGGAAGATCGGCTCAAGCAGGCCAAAGAACAAGGCGGCGGCGGTCAAACAGGCCGTAGCAATCTCACTCGCCAAGGCCGGGCGGCAGCGCAAAAAGTAACACCTGCACCGGCTGCGGAGGTGGCCGCTCAGCGCCCTTTAGATCAGGCCGCACCAAGCGCGACAGAAAGAGCGGCTCCGTCCGTCGCCCCAAGCGTTGAGGCTGCGGCCCCAA